GGGACAATCTGTTAATGTATTCGTTCCAGCTGATGTTCACATCCGTGAACTACATGACATACACATGTTGGCTTGGAAAAGAAAACTCAAGACACTTTACTACTGTCGCTCAGAAGCAATGAAGAGAGCAGAACTAGTGTCACAAAAGATAGAACGAACAATCATTCCTGATGGGGAATGTATAGCTTGCGAGGGATAATGAATTTATTTAAAGAACGTACACACTATAAACCATTTACATATGACTGGGCGTTTGAGTCCTATGACATGCAACAGAAGATGCACTGGCTACCTTCAGAGGTTTCTCTACATGAAGATGTAAGAGACTGGAATGAAAGGCTAACAGAACCTGAGAAGAATCTTATTAATCAGATACTTAAATTCTTTACACAAGGTGATGTAGATATAGCTAAGGCTTACTTAGATAAATACTTACCTAAGTTTAAAGTACCTGAAGTACGCATGATGTTAACTTCTTTTGCAGCCAGTGAAGCTAACCATGCTCACAGTTATTCATTACTAAATGATACTATCGGATTACCTGAGACAGAGTACAAAGCATTTCAAGAATATAGGGAGATGGCTGACAAACATAAATACTTATTTAAAGATAAAGGTAAAGGAGTAGAAGGACTGGCTAGAGACATAGCTTGTTTCTCTGCCTTCGGTGAAGGACTACAACTGTTCGCTTCTTTTGTTATGCTACTTAACTTCCAACGCTTTGGTCGCATGAAAGGGATGTGTCAAATAGTTACATGGTCTATCCGTGATGAGTCACATCATGTAGAGAGTATGATTAAACTATTTAAAGAAATGATTAAAGAGAATCCAAACGTATGGAATGATGATTTCAAAGCAACTATCTATCAAACCTGTAGAGACATGGTTGAGCTAGAGGATAAGTTTATTGACCTAGCATTTGAGCAAGGGGGTATTCGTGGGCTAGAACCTAAGGAAGTTAAGCAATACATAAGGTATATTGCTGACCGTAGGCTGTTACAACTATCATTGAAACCTAACTACAAAGTAAAAGATAACCCATTAGAGTGGTTAGACTGGGTACTTAATGGTGTTGAGCACGCTAACTTCTTTGAGAATAGAGCAACTGAATACAATAAAGGAACAATAACTGGTACACTATGGACTTAAAGTACCCGTTTTAGAAGGATAAAATATGTTTATAAAAGATATAGTAGGCAAGGATGAAGAAGAAACCACCCTACCTAAGACAGTACCACAGTTTATTAAGCTGTTAAATAGTTTATATCCTGAGCAATCACCTGATATCTCAGATGAAATGAAGGACATATACTTCAAGGCTGGACAACGTGATGTTGTTCGCTTTATTAACCAACTAAAGGAAAGAGATAAGTAACATGTGTAGTGGAAGAAGAGGAAGTGCCTTAAAAGCGAACTGGGAGAAAAAAAATCCTAATGAGCCTTTTCCTATATCTGAGGTTAAAGACTCAAAGACATCACAGGCTTCTCTTAAAGATGATAAAGCACCATCAAAAACTGTTTCTAAAAAACAAACTAAAAAAACAACAAAAAACAAAACATCTAAGTCAGCTGTTGGTACAAGTACTTTAAACAAGTCAAACGCTGGCTTACAAATTCCAACACAATAATAAGGAGATAATATGTGCACAGGTAGTCCAAAAGTATCTACTCCACCACCAGCACCTACTCCAGCTCCGCCTATCGCTTCACCATCAGGAGAAGAAATAGCACCAACACTTAAGGTAGCTGAAGAGAAGTTAACTGAAGAAGAAAGAAAAAAGAAAGTCAAACGTAAAGGCACAAAAGCTTTACAAACATCAGGCTTATCTATTCCTACTTCAGGGTCAGGATTAAACATTAGTTAATTATGCAAGAGATGATGAAAGAGACAGCGAAACAACGCTATGAAAAGCTACAAGCAGATAGACAACATTATCTAGACAGAGCCCGTGAGTGCTCAGAACTTACAATACCAACCCTTATTCCTGACGACGGCTTCGAGTCAAGCTCAGAACTATATACCCCATTTCAATCAGTGGGAGCACGAGGTGTTAACAACCTAGCTTCCAAACTTCTATTATTATTATTACCACCCAACTCACCTTTCTTTAGATTATCTTTATCAGGTAAAACTAAAGAGGAACTAGAGCAGAACCCTGAATTACAATCTGAAATTGAGAAGTCTCTAGCCAAAATTGAGCGTGAGATACACAAAAAAATAGAGAACCTAGCACTTAGAGTATCTGTATTTGAAGCACTAAAACATCTTATTGTAAGTGGTAATGTACTAACATATCTACCTAAGAAAGGCAACATGCGTGTGTATGGTATAACACAATTTGTTTGTAGAAGGGATGAAGATGGTAATTTATTAGAAGTAATTATTAAAGAAAGCATTAGTCCAGTCGCATTGGATGAAGAGACACTACAAATTATAGGTAAGTATCCTGATTATAAAGAAGATGAGGACTGTGAGATATATACTCATATATACAGATTACCTGATGGCAAGTACTATGTATGTCAAGAAGTTATGGGACACAAAATACCAAGCTCAGTAGGTACATACCCAGCAGACAACATGCCTTACCAAGCTTTACGTATGGTTAGAGTAGATGGTGAAGACTACGGTCGTGGTTATGTAGAGGAATTTCTAGGAGACCTAAGGTCACTAGAGGGACTATCACAATCACTAGTAGAATCATCAGCAGCTGCAAGTAAAGTAGTATTTATGGTTAGACCTAACGCTGTCACTCGTAAAAGAGATTTGGCTAACACTAGAAACGGGGACATAATTACAGGACAAAGAGACGACGTAACATGCCTGCAAACTGAGAAGCAATATGATTTAGGTATTGTAGAACGTAGCATAGGACGTTTAGAAGAACGTATGTCTTACGCTTTCTTATTACACACAGCAATACAAAGAGACGCTGAACGTGTTACAGCACAAGAGATTAGATACATGGCTGAACAGTTAGAGACTAGTATGGGTGGTATATACTCATTATTATCTCAAGAGTTTCAGTTACCATTAGTACAAGTATTAATGAAGCGTATGTCTCAATCCAATGAGATACCAAAGCTTCCAAAAGATTCTGTAGCACCTACTATTATCACAGGTATAGAAGCTTTAGGACGTGGTAATGACCTACAGAAACTAAGAGAATTTGTTATGGAGATAGGACAACTAGCTCAGATTAGTCCTGAAATAGTACAGGTGTTAAATCCTAATGACTTGATTACTCGTGTTGCTACCAGTTTAGGTATTGATACTGAAGGATTAATTAAGAGTGAAGAGCAACTAGCTCAAGAGCAAGAAGCTGCACAACAGCAAATGGCTCAACAACAAATGATGGATATGGCACAGGATGTAGTACAACCTGTTGCTAATAACATGACTAAACCACAATAAAGGAGAAGAAATAAATGGTAGAACAAGTAGTAGTACAATCAGATGAAACTACATCAGAAGCCCCAGTAGAAGAACAACAAGTAGAATCTTCTAGACCTGAGGGTTTACCTGAGAAGTTTGAATCTGTTGAAGCAATGGCTAAATCATACGCTGAATTAGAATCTAAATTAGGGCAACCTAAAGAAGAACCTAAGGAAGAAGCGAAGGCTGAAGAACAACCTAAGAGTGATTTAGAAATACAAGCTGATGAAGCTGTTGAGTCTGCTGGACTTGACATGGATTCACTCAGTGCAGAGTATGCTGAGAGTGGTCAACTAGCTGATGAGTCTTATGAAAGACTAGAGAAAGCTGGTATCAGTAGAGATATAGTAGACCAGTTTATTGCTGGACAAGAAGCTAGAGCATTACAACAAGGCAGTGAAGTCAAAGGCTTAGTAGGTGGAGAAGAAGCTTACGTAGAAATGACTCAATGGGCTGGACAAAATTTAACTGAAGCTGAACAGACAGCTTATAACAACGCTGTTAACAGTGGTGATATGGAAACTATCAAGCTTGCTGTTACTGGTTTACAAGCTAGATATACAGCAGCTAATGGTACTGACCCTAAATTACTATCAGGTAAAGCAGCACCTACTTCACAAGGTGGCTATGAATCATGGGCTCAAGTACAAGCTGATATGGGCGACCCAAGATATGCTAAAGACCCAGCGTTCCAAGCTGAAGTACAGGAGAAATTAGCAAACAGTAACTTATAGGAGATATACAATGGCATGTGGATATAAGAAAAAGAAAAAAGGAAAAGGTGGTAAGTAATGGCTAAACGTGGACTATACGCAAATATAAATGCACGTAAGAAAGCTGGTACAAGCAGACCTAAGTCTAAATCTACAATCAGTAAGAAAGCTTATTCTAATATGAAAGCTGGTTTTCCTAAAAAGAAAACAGTGAGGAAGAAAAAGTAAATGCCAGCAAAGAAACACCAAAGCCCTAGTGGCGGATTAAATGCCGCTGGTAGACGTTATTACAAACGTAAGACTGGGGCTAATCTTAAACCACCTGTAACAGGAAAAGTTAAAAGAGGTTCTAAAGCAGCTGGGAGACGTAAAAGTTTCTGTGCCAGAATGAGTGGTGTTAAAGGTGCAATGAAAAAACCAAATGGAAAGCCAACACGTAAGGCTCTAGCTTTACGTAAATGGAAGTGCTAATAGCTGTGCTATCTCGTTAGATGGCAGCTGCCAACAAGTAGTAGTAACTTGACCTTCTGCGGAAGACAATCTTGGGGACGAAACTTAGAGGCGTTCAACAACAACTAAACTATAACCAAAGGAGATTTATTATGGCAAATGCTAGTCCAGTATCTGTCGGTAAAATCAACACTGGTGGTTCAGAAGACGCTCTATTTCTTAAAGTATTTTCAGGCGAAGTTTTAACTTCATTTGAACGTGCTTCAGTAACTCAAGGAGCTGAAACTGTCCGTACAATCAGTAATGGTAAAAGTGCACAATTCCCTGTAATGGGCAGAATTGACGCTTCTTATCATACCGCTGGTTCAGAAATCACTGGTAGTGACGTAAACCACAACGAGAAAATCATAACAATCAATGACTTATTGATATCTTCTGTCTTTCTTTCTAACATAGAAGAAGCAAAGAATCATTATGATGTTAGAGGTTCTTATTCATCCGAAATCGGTAGAGCATTGGCTTTCCAAAAAGATAAGCACATTCTACAAACAATCGGACAAGCAGCACAAGCTTCTGCAAACGTAGCTGATTCAGGCTATGCTTCAGGAACTGTGTTAACAAACACTTCAATCGCTAGTGCTACAGCTTCTACAGCTGCTAACGCTGTGATTGACGAACTTTTCAACGCTGCAAAACAACTTGACGCTAACTATGTGCCAAGAGAAGGACGTAAGTGCTTCATCAGACTTGAAGAGTATTACAAATTAGCAAACGCTACTAACGCTGTGAATGTTGACTTTAGTGGTCAAGGTTCTATTGCTGAAGGTAGAGTATTGAAGATTGCTGGTATTGAATTAGTACCAACACCACACTTTGTGGCTTCAGACTTCTCAGCTTCAACAAACGTTGATGGCGGTTCTGCTACAGCTGGTGGTTCAAACCCACAACAAGTTAACTTAGCTAACTATGTTGCTCTAGTTTGTCACCCTTCAGCAGCTGGTACTGTTAAGCTCATGGACTTAGCAACTGAAATGGAATATGACATAAGACGTCAAGGTACATTGATGGTAGCTAAATATGCTATGGGTCACGGCGTGCTTAGACCTGAAGCAGCTGTAGGTATTAAAGAAGCTTAATCGTTTCTTATACTTAACCTTGAGGGGATGGCTTATGCTGTCCCCTCTTTATTGAGGAAATTATGGCAACACAAATAACACCAACTACCGAGTTACAAGCTATCAACACCATGCTCTCTGCTATTGGAGAAGCACCTGTTAACTCAATTAGCGGCATAACAAACGTAGATGTATCTGTCGCTATAAATATACTTGATGAGACTAGCCTCTCTGTACAAAGTGAGGGCTGGAACTTTAACTCTGAATACAATGTAACTTACTCAATAGATGATGATAGTAAGATTCCATTACCTTCCAACTGCGTCCAAGCTGACGCCCATGCAACACACAGATATCAAAACGTAGTAATACGTGATGGTAAACTGTATGACCTAGATAATCACACAGACATTTTTACAAGTGTCCCACCATTAGATGTTGTGCTGATACAACAATTTGAACAACTACCTGAATACGCTAGACGCTATATTACAGTAAAAGCAGCTAGACGTTTTGCAGCTAGATTTATTGGTGATGCTGGTTTATCTGAGTTAATGAGTATAGATGAACAGGAAGCTTATAATAACTTTAAGCAATCTGATTCTAGAAGTGAGGATGTAAACATACTAGAAGGGGATGCAAATACATATTCAATAATTAACAGACCACCTAGAAGGACTTATTAATGGCAGTAGTTTCTCAATCAATACCTAACTTTCTGAATGGTATAAGCCAACAAACCCCTACCCAACGTGGTATTAATCAAGGTGAAGAACAGATTAATTGTCAAAACAATATAATCAAAGGCTTAGGCAAACGCCCACCATCAGAATATATAGCTACACTAGATGCTACAAATGTGTTTCCTAACACTACAAAGATATGGAGCATACAAAGAGATGAGAACAATAAGTACATGGCTGCATTTTACAATGGTGGTGTAAGAGTTTTTGACTTACAAGGTAATGAGAAGACTGTGACTTACCCTGATGGTACATCTTATCTTACGACTACTAACCCTAAGAATGATTTTAAGATGGTTAACATTGCTGACTATACTTTTGTATCTAACAAATCTATAACACCAACACAAAGTGGTACAACTACAGCAGCTAAAGAAGAATACTTTTATATAGTGTTTAAGGTAACTAACTTTGGTAGAGAGTATGCAATACACCTTACTCACCCTGACTTGCCTTATGGTATTAATGCAATTATACAAATGCCTGACGGTAGTGACGCTAACCATGACACACAGTTTAGAGACACAGCAAAGCTAATAGATATCTTTAGATATGGTACAAGCAGTACTTATTGGGACTCTTCTTCTAGTATAGAGTTTAAATTAACTAGAGCAGACACAGGAGCAACACTAACTACAACACAAGGTTTAAGCAGTTATTCAGCAGTTACAGCTGAGTTTACATTTACAGAACATCAGTCTGCACTGCGTGGTTATGTAGTAGACCAAAACACTAGCTACACAGTAGAGACACATGATGGAGCGGGTAATGCTGAACTATATGCTGTTAAAGATGAAATACAAGATTTTACTAAGCTACCTTATTATGCAAAGTTAAATGATAAGATTAAAGTAACAGGGGATGCTGGTGATACAACATCAGATTACTATGTTAACTATGTAGGCAATGGTGTTTGGGAAGAATGTATAGCACCTAACACAAGTACAGGTCTTAATAATGCTACTATGCCACACGCTCTTATTAACAACAATGATGGGACATTTACTTTTGCTAAACAAAGCTATACAGAAAGAGACGCTGGGAATGATGTAACAAATCCTGACCCTACATTTGTAGGACAGAAAATACAGAACCTTACATTCTATAAAAATAGACTAGGTATATTAGCTGGAGAGAACTTAATATTATCAGGTAATGCTGATTTCTTTAATTTCTTTG